ACAGAAGAATTAATTTTAAGATCATCACAGAGGACGAACTCGGAATCAAATGAACCGTATCGAACAACTCATTCCAGATCTCAATAACAAAACGAATGATCAAGAAGTTATGATGCTTGAGATCATGGAAGTGTTGAATGATACTGTTACTCCCATACCAGAAGCAGGAAAGTTTTATACCTTTGTTTATAATGCAAAGACACCTAATATTGAATATGATCAACACCCATTGATTGCCTGCACAGAAGTATTTCGTTGGGGATTTCGTGGAGCAAACTTTCACCTAGGTAAGTATCGAAATTATACTTGGGAAGAAGTAGCAGGTCAACTTTATATTGTTGACTATGAAGAACTAGAAGGATTACTTTCTATACCTTATGGACTTCGTAAAGATACTTACTAAATAGAAAAAAGATAGTCTGTAATGGCAAACAATCCCAAAGGTGCCAACACATATCAAACTGGAAAAGTTAATAGTAGATTGGAAGTGGATTTGAAGACCGGTGGTGCAACTTTATATGGAGAAGAAGGTATTTTTAATGCCTTTGGTAGAACAATAATAGCAACTTCTCAACCTGGTTCTCCAAATAAATGGACAATCACTGATGCATTTGTAAAAAAATATAATAATGCAAACGGAACAAATCTATCTAAAAAAGACGTACAAAAAGTTTTTACTAAAGATTTAGCAAAGCAAAATAATTTTCAAAGAGCAGCAATAATTAACAACAATGCTACAGAAGAAGATAAAATAAGGTTGAGTAAGGAATCAAAAATTCCTGGAGTTATTGACCCAAAAACTAAAACAGAAACAGAAGCTACAACAACTACACCAATTGTTGCAGAGACCGAATCAGAAACAGGAGATACTTCAAGACCAAGTTCAGAACCTCCAAAAAATGTTGCGAAAACAAGAGATCAGTTTGGTAACATGAACTATCCTATTGATAGGGAAGAAGGTCTGCAGGATATCATCAAATTTGATATGCTAAAATATGAACCCAAGAAAATTGAAGGGTTTGCTGTTGGTACTAGAAGTAAGTTAAAAGACAGAAAATCAATTGGTTCAGTTACTCTACCAATTCCAGGTGGTATTTCTGATTCTAATGCTTGTAACTGGGGTGATGATACTATGGGTCCACTTCAACTTGCCGGAGCAGGAATAGCTCTTGCAGCGTTAGACACTTCTAAAAATATTCCTGGAGGAATAAGTGGTGTTCTTGGAGATTTAAAAAACCAAATTGTTGACAATAACAAGGTAATCAAAGATGGAATAGCAGGAGCAACAGCAGCAGTAGCAGTTGGATCTAACATCAACTCTCTGCTTGGTAGAACTCAAGGAATGATTCTTAATCCAAACCTTGAACTATTATTTCAAGCTCCAACATTAAGACCATTTACTTTTCAATTTAAAATGTCTCCAAGAAGTGCTGATGAAGCAGAGATGATTGTAAAAATTATTAGATTCTTTAAGCAAGGTATGGCACCAATTAGAGAAGAGTCAAGACTTTTCTTAAAAACACCTCATACGTTCAAGATTAGGTATATTCAGTTGGGGGAAGAAAGTAAGTTTTTAAATAAGTTTAAAGAGTGTGCTCTACTATCATGTAGTATTCAATATACTCCTGAAGGAAACTATGCTCCTTATGAAGATGGTGCAATGTCATCATATCAAATGTCTCTTCAGTTTAAAGAACTTGAACCCGTATACAATGATGAGTATGATAATGATAACGATGCTTCAATAGGTTTCTAAAATGTCAAATTACTTCGACAAGGTTCCAGATTTTGAATATGTTAGTAGACTTCCTGATGCTAATATATCTGACTATATTCCTGTAAAAAATTTATTTAAAAAAATTACTCTAAGACAAGACATCTATCAAGATTTGTCGTTCTTTGCTAAGTATAAAATTAAAGGTAATGATAGACCAGATAATGTTGCCTTTGATTTCTATGGTAGATCTGATTTAGATTGGGTTGTTCTAACTAGCAACAACGTCTTAAACATTCAGAGTGAGTGGCCTCTACAGCAATTAGAATTTGATACTTTCTTATTAGAAAAGTACGGCACTTACGATAATATGAATTCAACACATCATTATGAGACAGTAGAACTTAAGAATAGTGATGATGTTGTAATAGTTCAAAAAGGATTGCAAGTAGAATCAACTTACTCTATAACATACTTTGATAATTCTGAAATGGTGACTGAATCTCCTGTTGTTGAAATTACAAACTATCAATACGAAGAGAAATTAAATGATGATAAGAGAAATATTTTCTTACTGAAACCAAGATACTTGAATGTAATTCAAGATGACTTTGAAGAACTCATGACATACAAAAAAGGTTCCAGTCAATATAAGACTGAAACCATGAAGACTGCTGATAATATCAGACTATTTTAATTGAAGTATTTGTCCATCCTAAGTTTAATGTAATACATTCCTAACAACCAGACAGAGAAGAGAAATCCTTCTCCATAACTCATGGTGTTCCATGCATGAACTGCACTATCCATCACTCCTCAGCAAGTTTCTGGAAGTAAGACAGTGCATCATCTTCATCTTCACTAGCAGATGCAATAGGAGTTGATGCTACTGCAGACTCAACCGTTTGCTTTGCACGATTGAAATCTGGACTGTAAGAACCACGATCGTTGTCCTCATTAGCAGTCTCCTCATCATAACGACGGGCAGCAGGTTTGGCACCAAGCACCATCTTCAGACGTTTTTCTAGGTCCTCGTAGGACTTGAATTGGTCTGCTGCAACAAGTGACGAGAGTGAGTATTGCTTTTGCCATAGAGCTTCAAGAGCATCGTCATCATCCAAGAGTGGTGCAATTTTATCAAACTCAGAAGAATCATAGTTCCAGTAACCTGCAACCTTCTTCAGTTTTAGTTTGAAGTTAGCACCCTGCCAGAAATCAAAGGGATTGATTGGACTCTCATCCTCAAATTCAGGTTGCATTGCTTCCATGATCTTATCAAAGATCTTCTTACCAAACTTATACAAGAAGACACCACCCTCATTGTGAGGGTTTGCTTTGTCCTGCACAACATAGATGTTAGCATAGTAAGAGAGTTTACGTTTCTGCTTACGGACAGTATCTTTATCTGTTTCGTTACCACTGTTCCACAGTTCACGATTATACTCTGATACGGGGTCTTTACCACCACTTGTAGTCAGAGAGTTTTCAATGTACCAACCACCAGGACCTTGGAAGGCATGAGAGTACATCTTTGCCCATGGGAGTTCTTCTCCATCTGGTGCGGGTAGGAAACGGATTACGGCATAACCATTGCCGGTCTTATCCATTTCGGGTTTCCAAAGACGTTCATCTGCGCCTCCAGAAGTATTGTTCATCTTCTCTACTTCCTTTACCAGTTTAGAGGTAAGAGAACCCAGAGAGGATTGCTTTTTAAGATCTGAAAATGACATTCGGATTACCTTAGATTAGTTAGATTTGGCTTGTGTGTACCTTGTTATTTTACTAGTCTTTTTCACCATTGTCAATCTGCTTCTTCATTAATTGAAGCATTTTTGACATGTTATTAAAGACCGTACTCATATCAGTCCCTTGCGGGAGTCCCATCATCGTTGCTGACTCGATAATTTTATCTTTCATTTGTTTTGCTTCAGGATCGTCAGACAAACTCAAACGAGCATAGAGAACTTTTTGTTTGTCAAGAAGTCTCTCTAACATCGCAACATGAAAGAGTTGTTCTTCAGTATTCATAGAAGAAAAATTGAAGATGTTACGATAAACATCCTCTTGCAATTCACTAATTTCTGTCATCTCAGCACGGACAACATCAGATTCAAAAAAACTCATGTTACTTTAAAACGATTTCCTGTAAAACTTTTTTATAACGTGATACTTCAATATTTAGAAACGGAGAATACTTTCTCATTCTCATACTGACGGTTTCCCACACAGGGTCTTGTAGTTTCTTATCCCAGTTTTTCCTGAACCCTAAAATTCTATCAAGAATTATCAGAGTTTCAATTGAAATATTATCTTTTAAATATTCTTTAAGAATTTGTGGATGTCTAGAACCATCCAACATAAACACAGAATCAAAATTACTATCAGCAAAAATTGATCCTGTTTCTTCCTTAAACAAATAAGTTAATGATTGTGTTCTCTTCTTCCATGAGGTATATCTACCTTCACCTTCACGAATCATTTCTCCTATCCAAAGTTTACTTGGGTCGGTACAAGTAATAAAATTTGAGATGAAGAACTCAATTACTTCTTTATCATCTTTATTTCTGGACAACTTCTCAAACCAAAACCTATCCTTTCTTTTATAGAAGGACTGTACGGTTGCACGACTCTTACCACAATACTTGTGATAGTCATACTTTTCTTTTGTGAAGTGATTCTTCAAAGAAAGGTATTGTTTATAGGCGTCAAAAGGCATCATGAAAAAAAGTAATAGGGTCAAATTTTTGCCAGAATTTTTTTCGGGCAAAAATGGAATCAAATGGGCAATTTTGCACGAGAACTTCTTTTTAAGAAGTTTAGATTCAGTGCTTCACATTTTAACTTTTCTTTAAGTGGTTTGGATATCAGTTTAGGAACTGACTCTACATCAATACTATTGTTATCACAAAAGTGAACAACAGCATCAATGTAACTCATTCCATCACCAGTATGAACAAGAGACTCTATCTCTTGTGCGAATCGGGAAGGGCAAAAGAATTTACTCTCCAGTGCTTTTTCTAGTTCATTCCCCATTCTCTGACCTAAGATTGTGAGATACAAATTCTTTAATATATCGTACTAATAATTTAATATAATCCCCTTTGTTTCTTTTGTCAAATACCTTAACCTCACCACCAGGTGTAACCATAATGGTGATTAGTTTCTTGACAGGGATACCAGTCAATTCATAGTAAGCAGAAGCATAGAACATTTCTTGAACGAAATAATTCTCCAACCACTTTTCTGGTTTGATTTTTTCTGAAGTCTTAAAGTCAATGACTGCTAACTCTCCTTCATATTCGCCGATGCAGTCTACCCTACCAGCTAAACCCAGATACTCGGAGTATAGAGTCCTTTCAATAGCGTGTATGTTATTTATCTTATCCAAATATGGTTTAGCATGATAAAACATAAACTTGGTTAGGGGTTTGAAATCATCCCAATTTATTTCTTCATTCTTCATATACACTTCAGTTGCTTCATGGAAATCTGTTCCACGAGATGTAGCTTTCTTAGTGATACGGTTTGCTTCTTCAATACCAACTCTCTTTCTCCAGTTGACAAAGATTTGTCGGTTGTAAAAAGAAGTTACAGATGTAATAGAAGGCACCCAGTCTCCACTTGGAAGGTTGTAGAGACGGATGCCGTTTGTTTCTTTCTTGTTTAGTTCAAGATCACCGAGATAATTATGATGAATAAAACTCATAAATTCAAATCCATTTTTGCAATTAAGTATTCTTTACAGAGACCAGATCTAACAATATCCTCGACACCAAATTCAATGATGTCCATTGATGGCATTGTTCTAAGAACTCTCATGAAGTCAGCAATACCAGTCTTCTCAGATGCTTTGACAAGATCAGATTGAGTAGCATCACCACAGAACATAATTTTACTGTTCTCTCCTATCCTTGTGATTATACTATCAAGTTCGTGGAAATTCAAGTTCTGAAATTCATCAACGATAATGATTGCATTATCAAGTGTAGTTCCACGAATAAATGATGTGCTCCAAAAAGAAATAGTTCCTTGATTTTTTAGATTGCCATAGAGCATTTCAAAATCAGAGTCAGTAGGCATCTCAAACATATACTTCACCATATTCTTATATGGAATTTGGTAAAGAGAAGACTTATCCTCATGATCTCCAGGCAAGAAACCAATCTCTCTGGTTGCTACAAGAGACCTGACAATGTAGATCTTCTCATAAGGACTCTTGGGGTCAAGAACATCCTTCAATGCACTGTAGAGTGTTACAAAGGTCTTTCCTGTACCTGCACAACCATAAGCAACGATGTTCTGATCGTTCTTATAACAACGAAAAAGTTCTTTTTGATTTTCTGTTAGAGCCTCGATGGGTTTCATCAAGTCTGCATTGATTGGTTTCTTTCTTTTCATATGTTTGTTGCTCATCCCAAATGGGACTACTGGTATTTGAGACTTTCTTTTTGAGGGCATACGATATAAGAAGTAGAAAAATTAACCGTAGTAACGGTTTTTGCGGACATTAGCACCTGGTTGTTTTGATGCACGATCCAAGACCTCATTCCATCCATTGGATTTGGCCTCACCAGTCCACTTAAACTCAGTAGATTGTCCTGCACATCCTTCCGACCAGTCTCTATCCCATCCCGGATTCTCATCCTTCCACTCTGAATATGCCTTCATAGACATATTGAGTTCTTTCTTTTCTTTTGTTTCTAGATTAATAACGGGGTATGTTGGCATATCTCAATTGTTGGTGTAAATATTTATGAAACCCATTCCATTGCTTCTGCAACAGCAGGGAATTGTTCACAGAAGATTTCCTTTGCACCTAGTGCAAGATCCATGTGTTCCTTCTGTGTACCGTTTGCAGAACGCAATTCAATATAATGTATCCACGAACGAACTGAGCCCGTCATGTAAATTTTGGTAGGACATGCCAAAGGAAGCACAAATCGAGCACACTCCTTTGCAATACCTTCATCAAGCATTCTCCGATAGAGATCCATTGCTTGTGTGAAATGTTGTTGCATTAACATTTCAAACTTCTGACTGGTAAACGGGTCAACATCATCAATAGAATTTTGACGATTCTTGGTGTCTTGCCTGC